GGTTAGTTGGTATCGGCGATCTTCGGCTTCGAAGAATTGTTTATCCTGAAACCAATCCCAATTCACTTCTGCTTCCAATAACTCATCCAGTTCTTCGTTCGATTCTACCAAATCGTAGACGTGATTTGGAATTAGGTCTACTTTAAAATATCCTATGAACTCAGCTTCTTTATACGGGAACGCCGACAGGTTTGTAATGGGGTCTTTAGGAACATTCTGAAAATAAATTCCCGTATTGTGTGGTACCAAAACATCATCATTGTTTGTTTGTGACGCTTGGATATATCGACGTAAAGACGTGAGTGCCTTATCTCGGTCACTCACGTCCAAGTCTACATCGGGAATTTCAATTTCAGATAACATTCAGCCGCTCAGACAATACCTCGTTCACCTTAGCCATACCATCCGCATCGTGCTCTGTCTTTTCGAGCCAGTAAGGAACGTTGATATGTTCGTTCAGGGTGAACAACATCTCTTGTTTGAACCGTGAGGTCAAAGCATCTATGCATGGTTGATAGCCAAGCAGAACCCATGGGCTCAACTTGTTCTCCCGAACCATGTTCATAGCTTGTCCCGGTGTAATGGTTGCAAAAAACTCTGGCATAGCAATACCATTATCCGAACACCACACGCGAATATTTTTACAAGTCGTCTCGGCTTGCTTCACGGGTTCCTCGGTTGTCCGTAGATATCCACGATAGTCTTCGAGGTCGCGTGGGTTACACCACTTCGCCTCGGGGATTTTATTTTCCACCAACCAATCAATGTACTTGAACCCGGATACAACATACTCACTAGTCGTGAACTCAGAGAGTCTATTGAAGGCACCAAAAAATGGTGACTTGCAAAATTCCTCAATAGTCTTCTCTTGGCCACGGCGTGTTAGTTTTGTCCGCTGTTGCCAGTGATTGAATAGACGATGGGCTTTGATAACCATAATATTATTGCGATCCATGAAGCGTTGCTTCTTGTCACACATGTGCTTATCGAACCATGTCTTTCTTACGAAAGGACGGTTGCAGAACGAGCACTTGTACTTGCGTTCTATAAGAGCCATTAGCCTTTCCTCAATGCGTCAAACGTTTTGGTCAATTCTTTGACCTCTTTTTCCTGATATCCAAGTGATTCCGCAAAGCGAATCATGCTATCCTTCGTAGAACGATGGACCCACATCTCTGCTTCTTCCTCCCGAATATCTTCGTACTTACCTTCCAGAAGTTTCATCATCTTACCAAGATGGATAGTTTTTGATGGTTTGTAATATTTGTGTCGAACCTTCCGACCCGTACCACAACACGCCAATAACTTCGCCTGCAATTCTGGATGACCATACAATTCGAACCAACCATCATTACAAATAACGTTGAAACTGTCAACAAGATTTGCATGCGCAGCATCGTTGTTTGCCCCAGTCATCCATTGTGGGAGCATCCAACTAATGTTGCGCTCTAGTTCTGCTAGCATCTCTGGGTCGTCACGGAGTGCTTCATATACCCCGAGATTATTTTCATCGAGATAAGACAGAACAGAGAAGAGGTCGAGTTTAGCCATGATTTATCGTGGCGGAGAAATCGTCGCCTCAATGGTACTCCAACGCGCCGTCACGACTGTATAGTCATCGGGCTCTTCTGCCGGAATATCGGTGTCGAGTACCTTCACGTCTTTCATATTTTCCATGTTGTATCGTGTCGGATGAGAACCCCCTCCGCCGATAACTTGCTGTCCGAAGACCGCATCCTTATCATTGGAAGCCTTGCCAAAAGTGAATGGGTAAAACACACGGGTTTTCACACCCTTGTCTTTCGACTCGTAGGTTACTTCTACAACCTTTCGGTTGCGTATTGCTTCAATCAGTTTGTCTTTCATTTCTGTCTCCGGTTACCAAATGTCGCCAATTGGTTTGTAAACCTCAACCTTACTGGCTGAGAATATAGCACACTCTGGTCCACGTTTCGCAGCATCGGGCTGATAGGGATTGATTTGTTCTCCCAATGGTACCACAAGTAAATCTTTATCGTTCATCTGTGGGGCGGTCCAGTTTGCTTGTGGGAATATAGTACCTTGGCGAACTTTTAAAAAGTCCGGTCGAAACCCATCGATTGGATTCAGACAGAATGCAGGGAAATTTCTCCCACCGATTTCGTACAACGGAATAGAATGAAGGTATTCCATATCCGTACAAATAATAGACCAATGTAATGGCATTACAATTTCATGCTCGCCGACCTGTATGGTTACCGATGCAGATGAGAATTCCTCAAGAAATTCTATTATATTAAAGAAAAAATCAATATTATCAGGGTCTTGGAAACTTAATATACTATGATGGACTTGGTCACCCACCTTCATAGAATCAGTATTAAGGGCTTCGTTTTCAGCCGTCAGTATTAACATCGTGATACTCCACATCAATTACGTGTAAGGGTTGTTGGGCTTCTTTATAAAAAGTTCGGCGGGACGCGGCATGTTTTTTACTCAAGCCATCGTCACCAAACAGATCGAAGATGTTGACATGTGTTTTATCTTCGGCCTTTCTAAATCCACGTCCGAGAGTCTGCATAACTTTCTCAAACTTTTTCCCGGGTTCTATAATTACGAGATTGAATATTCTAGGAATATCAATACCCGTGGACGCAATACCATACGTGCAAATAAGGCACATGTTGTCGCCATCGTTAAATGCATCATAATGATCCCTTCTATCCTTGTCGCGCCCATCTAGGGAAATTGCATCTGGCAACAACTTTGCTAGCTTCTTGCCGTGGTCTCGGTATTGTACTAAGACTAATGTATTACCAAATTCCTCAATAATCGACTCTATGGTAACAGCCATGTATTCTAAACGTTCCTTATCGTTGAACATCCAGTCCAGTTCGTCCTTCCACAATTCATGATATGGTGATGCCTTTATCCAACTTGGATTACTGGTGTCTGCCAATTTCATTTGATAGACAACTGCGGAAGCAAGCACCCCGAGGTCTTGCAAATACTTCGACCGAACGACGTAGATGTGTTTTCCGATGGTTCCTTCAATTTGCTTTCGGAAGAGGTCTTCTTTTGGAAGTGTACCAGTACACCCGAAACGGAATGGAACATTAGCTGCCGGACCGGATAACATCTCGCTCAGAACACTTGCCTTGGCTTGGTGAACTTCGTCAACGATGACACAAATAACTTCATTGAATAACTCAGGAAAGTGATCCAAACTCTGCCATGTTGCGATGGTAACTTGCTTACGGTCTTTTCTCTCACCATACCAAATACCCGCATCTACTCCGACCCGCTTTATGAATTCAGATTGTGTCTGAATGACAAGATCAATGTTTGGTACTATAACCACAACACGTCCGTACTCCGACCATATCTTTGACATGATGCCGCAGATTATAGTTTTGCCAGAACCGGTCGCAAGTTCTAAAACACCCTGTCCATCTTGGATTGCAATATTGACAGCCCTGACTTGGTGTTTCCATAGCGTGATTGGATTGCCTTCGCGATCATTGAAATCACGGAGATAAGTTTCATCAATGTATTCCAGTTTATCGGAAACGGTATCTACCCACGAGCGGCGGTCATCGATGTCGATGTCGTATCCTTCATGAACTAGGATATCGTCAACGTATTCGATTAAGTTGAAGTGTGTAAAACCGGAGGCTTTCATCAAGCGGATGCGTCCATCCCACCAGCCAAGTTTTACCTTCGCCATGTGGATGTAGCCGGGGACGTAGTACGTTAATTCTTCCTGACATTCGTGCAAAGTATCAGGGTCCACTCCTCGGAGTTGGACATTGACTTCATCATGTATGACTAGCTTTGCTGTTGGCATTAGAATAATTCATTGTACCGCTCAATCCACGCCGACTCGGCGCGTTGCCATACCTCATGGCGCGGACATCTCTCCACCCATGTAATGTAGTCCTCATCGAGTGAGTCTTCAATGGTTACTCCGTATGCATTCGGGGTGTCGAATAAATTATTCAACTTGGCTGCGAACACTGGACTGGTTTGAGCCCAGACGGTCATTTCACAGAAGCTCATCTTTATGTCATAGAACAAAAATGTATCATTGTCCATGAGATTATAATCCACTCCAAAGTATTCAAAGCAAACTCGTAGCAACTTCTCTTCGATTGCATCGTAGATGCCCTTGAACGGCTCCTGACGACGTATAGGACGCGGTATGTCCTTGAGGAAGGCTTCGGCTGCGTCATGTATTAACGCCGCCTGAGCGTACTCTGAGGGCACCACATAGCTCATTGCAAGAGAGTGCCAAGCAACTGGGAGCGGATATGGAGATTGGTTACCGTATCGGCACTCGCATGCGAGCCCGTGAGCTATCGATAGATAATCAATTTCATCGACATATGGGTCTAACGGCCAAATAAATCGACCACCATAAGTTTGCAACGAGTTTGATATTAATCGTCCTCGAAGTGGTTGCCAGTCGGTACCGTTGTAGATGTGTGGTTCGCCGTTTATATCGGCAATATCACCTAGTCTAATTGTTGGTGGTTTCGCGAGTTCCATCGATCCATACCTCTTCTAATTTAGCTATTCGAATGTCCGTGATGGTTTTCAAATTGAAGCCACGTATGGAGAACGAATCACGGATGTCTTCCAGCATGTGTTGGCGGTCGGCGATGAGTCGAATACAGTCATTCAAAACCTGAACATTATCGTCCGCTTTTATGTGGTTGCGAAGATCGGTGGCAGTGGGTTTAACTCCGAGCATGGCTTTCCCATCGGCTGATGTTTGAAACCATACATACTTTTTTGATTCATAATCGGATAGTACGTTCTCCAAATATTTTCGTATCTGGAGAGCATCGGTGTGAAGACTGTTGTAGAAATATGCAAGTGCAGTATTTTCAATTACCATTCCTTCCAATCTTCCAGCTATCAGAAGTTCGTTAGTAACGTCCTCTTCTACTGTTGCATAATATTCCGCCGCACCAAGCACCGCATCGATGAATACATCGCGTTTATCCTTATCATCGAAGTCATCGTTCGCATCACGAACCGTGTCGAACCAACGTTTAGCTCGACGATTATTCATCGTCTTCCTCAGCTTCTAACTCAGCTTTAACTTCGGCATCGGTGAGTGGTACTGCGATTCCATTTGGATTAAGTTTGTCTGCCCATATCATAGCGGCATCAGCATGATCACGGAATTTCGCCCGTTGGAATTTCTTTATATCCTTCCCTTCACCATACTGGTACCAACCAGACGACGGAACCGTGATGGCACCTTCGTAGATGAGAAGATCGAACAGACCAGAATATGGGTCCATACCAGTGTTGAACGGAACTTGAATCTCGATTCGTTGTCCGGGTTTGGACGACCGTGATTTGAGGTTGTCAATTACGCAGACGTGACCGATGATTTGCTTTCGCTTGGCATGCTTTGCAGTCATACCCTTCTTCAATTCTGCGTAGTATTTTGCTGCCTCGGTGTCTTCAATCTTGCGATTATCATCGTCAGTTTTCAGATCGGCTTTGGTTAGCTTGAGACACCCTGACGCCATGTAGAACATTTTATGTCCACCGGTAGTTTTGTGCTTCGGTGCGTACTTCTCTTGACTGTCCATGATGTGTCCGACCCCTATTACCATCACAGGTAAGTGACTGCACAGATGTGTGATTGATTGTACCACGTCACCCGTCTGCTTAGCCTTCTGACCCATGTCGCCTACGATGTCACCAGACTGTGCTTCGTCCCATTGTTTTTCGGTCATTGCGGCGGACCACGAGTCAACGACTATAACCATTGGTCGTTGGAAATCATCACTCTGGTCTTGATAAGCTGCACGGTATATCTGACACATTTCAGAGATTGTCTTTTTGCAATCCCCAAGTGTTGCGGCGGTTATGTACTGAAAGTTTTCTTCATCGAGATCGACACCGGTACGCTCCAGCCATACTTGACCGGCAACGTCATCGGTTGCTTTCTCTACGTCGATCCACAACACAAATGCATCGTGGGATTTTTGTGCGTTGGCACATGCATACGCAGCCTGAAGGGATTTACCCGAACCAGACTCTCCGTAATACACGTACTGGCGTCCGAACAGTAGCCCCTCACGGAACTTGCCGGACATGATACGATTCATCGAGAAGTTGCCCATATCAACCCAAGCGTCAATATTGGAAAACCCTACGTTAATCGTTGGTGATTTTAAAGTTGAGAACGCCTTCTGGCGCTGCTTAGTGAATTTACTAGCCATGAATTTTCCTCTTGTTAGGCAATAGCCCAACCCCACAAACGAAAATTGGAGTAAACATTTATGGGGTCGGACAACAGCTTACGCTGACTTTTTACCTATACGATCCTTGATCTTATCAGCAAGAGCAGTGACACTTGTCTTACCTGCTTCAGGCGGAACTTCGACTTCGGTTTCGACTTCGGCTGCTGCGGCAACGTCGGCTGGAGAATCATCGTTCGATGCATCTTCAACTACCGTTTCGGATGCTTTTGCACCTTTACCACGAGCGGCTTTCAGGCGATCCATCGCACTACCAGTACCAGCACCAGAAGTTTTGGTTTCAGAATCACCAGACTCGTCCTTAGCAGATTTGCTTGAGGTTGGCTTGTCGTCACCCTTACCACGCTGACGCAATGGCTTGAATCCTTCAGCTTCCCACGCAGAGTCCCAAACACCGTCATCGCCAGTTACCTGTCGTTGAATAGAGATGTTCATCATCTCAGTCAGTATTTCGTACTGCTCGTCACTAGGACGATCTGGAAGACGCTTGGTAAGATCATGCAGCTTGTATTCCGCAAGTGCGGCCAGTTGCTCATCAGTCAATGGAGACTGGTTCTTAGACCAAGTGGAAGATGAAGTCCAATCGGCATAGTCGCCTTGCTGTAACTTCTTCACTATGAAGTTGAAGCCATTGAAAATATCCATGTCCACTTCACCGTCGCCGAGAAGTGCTTCGATATCTTCCATGGTGAACTCACCACACGGAAGGGTTTCGAATGGGTCTTCATCGTTTTCGAAGATGGAATTGAAAATCATCTGATGGATTTTCTTGTTGAATGGAAACACACGGATTGGATTCTCCGGCGTGTCGTCTTCGGTCATACCAGTCTTGTTGACAAATCCCTGATAGTAGTACGTTGGCTTCTTCCAGTGGAATCCGGCAATCTTCTTGAGCTTGTCGGCTTCCTTGGTGTTACCACTGTTCCGCAATTCCTTTTCTTCCGCATAAAGATCGCGGACAGGCTCAAGGATCGGGCATTTGTTAGCGTGATCATACATCTCACGGCACGGAGCCATGAACTTGATTACCTTGGTAGGATCATTGGGATCGGAAAATTGCATCGGTAGCAAAACCTTTTCTGACCAAAACGCACCAGTGTGGATGTCGTTGAAGGGGAGAAGACGGAGGGTACTTGATGCACCGTATTTAAGGTTCCAGAAAGCGTACACTGAGTAATCTTTCTCGAATTGGGGGGCACGTGCTTGCACGCGCTCTTTCATGCGCTCTAACATTGTAGTCATTAGACTATTCCTCTTAAGTTATATGCAGTTCTATATCGAATCTACAAGTTTTATTACAGTTTTATACAGTTTTATACAGTTTTATTTCAGTTCTATACAGTTATTGGCCGGTCGATCCAAAGCCTCCATCTCCACGTCCCGTCATGTCCAAGCTATCAACATAATCGATAACAGGAATGATGATTGGCTTGACGACCAGTTGGGCGATTCTCATGCCGCGCTCCACAAAAAACTTCTTGGTAGAAGTGTTGAG